CTCCCCCACGTCAATGTCAACCGTAGCAGCAACATTGATTGAGATGGCGGCGCCCGCACCCGACATTTCAATGTGTTTCGCTTTGATCCAGCACCGATCAGCCGAACTCACACTGATACCCGTGGTTGAACCCATCAACTTGTGCACCCAGAAGGTGCCTTCCGCTCCCACCCCAGACACATTACTGCCGTTGTCAATGGTGGCATGGGGAGCGAACAGGTCAACGTAATCAGGGAGGACAACGTTCTCGCTGTAGGTTTCCGAATCCACGACCTGGATGACAATCCGGTTGCTGGAACTTGGAGTAAGGATCCCGGTGAGCTTGGTGAGCGCCCCTGCAATCGTCGCGGTAGGAGCAAAAGGAGACTGCCCAGAACTGTCGTCCGATCCATTCGCGGAGGACACGTACACAGTCTGCCCCTCTGACTGGCTACTTGAATCAGCGATGATCTCTTTCGTTCCTGAATAGCTCGCCAGATTGAGGCTCCCGAGCCCAGCCCCCGAAGCAGGGTTATAGATGATCTGGATTGTGCCGGATGTTCCACCCACTGCATCATTGTCAATAGAACAGCCCCAATCTCGAACCTGAAGCCGCAAGGTCCCGGTAGAAGCCATCGTCAAGACGGGGTTCGTGATGCCAAACGTGGAACGTTCGAGGTAGATATTCGTGGTCGTAGTACCCGTGACCTGGAAAATCGGGTCTTGTACACCCGTGACGCTGATTGAACAGTTGCGGATGAACATTCGACCCGACGGGATTGTGACAGGGTTCGTGCTGTCGTTGTTGTTGAGATTGATGTTTTCCAACCAGTACATGTTCGTGATGGTCACACCCGAGTCGATGTGGACAATCGCGCGGGCGTCACGGTCATCCGGACCCCATCCGCCCCAACCCCGCAACCTCACATTCGTCATGTCGTAGGTGCCAGCGGGGATGTCACAAGACGCTGCCCCGTTCATGTCGAACAGCACTTCGACTTGCCGGTCGGAGGACACTGCCGTCACATCCGCCCAGAGATCGCCGAAGTCGGTGTACACAGGCACCCCTCGATCGAACCGGGTTCCGGAAGAAGCGCCAGGCCGAAAGATGAAGGTGTCGATGTTGGGGAAGAGGAAGGTCATGAACTACTCCTCATAGAGAATCAGGCATTGTGTCAGCAAGTTCAGGGCATGCCTGAAGCACCGCGTCTCGGAGGGTGTTGAAATCGCTTACGAAATCATCGTAGTCTGGAGTACCCAGCACGGTTTCCAATTCCCCCGCCCCGATGCTGTCGTGTGTACGGCGCATTCGAGCCAACTGCTGCGCCGTCATCTTGGCCAGTTGGGCCATGTCTCGGCGCAAGGAGACAACCCCCCTCTCTGGTGCGTTCGGATCAACCTGCGCGGCAGCTTTCGCCGCAGTCCTTTCCGATTGATTTGGCCTACGTCCAAAAGGCATGGTTCTCTCCTTAGATGAAGTCCTGGCCGACCTGAGCGACTCGAAGGTAAGCTGTCCAGCGGATAGTCTTGTTGAGTTCACCTGTCACCAGGAGGTTGAGGGCTTCGTTTGTGTCGTCTGCGTTGATTTCAACCGTCCACCCGCTGGCCGCAGCATCAGCGAACAATGGCGTGGTGGCACCCGCTGAAGAGATCCCTACCAAGGTGGTGTTGTTGGCCCCGTCCCTCTTGATGAGACCTTCGAAGGTCCAGTAGGCGGAGTCGCCGACTGTGCCCGCTGCACCACCAGTCTGATTCGCAACCACTTGGACAGAGAAACCCCACGCCTGGTCATGCCGCAAAATGAAACGATCGGAAGTGTCGAGGAACATGGTTCCCTGAGTTCCATTTGTGGTGGTGTCAGCCATGACGGCAACGGAACCCTGATGAGCACCAATGCCGTTGTCCCGGTGCCCGAAACCCCACACACCTGAATTGGTGATGGCGACATCGAAGCCGAACGCTCCGCCCGAAGACCCCGAATCGATGTAGCAAGCTTCCCCGGCAACGAGTCCAGAGTACAGGCGCTGGATGTTGTTGACTTCACCCACTACCAGTGATGCCTGCATGTCGTAGATGTCATGCTGGTTACCGATGATGCCATTTGCACCGACGTAGGAACCAGGGCTTCTCATCTGGTGCCCAAAACCAGACAGGAAATTGGTCTGGCAGAACACACCGTCTTCAAACCTGTGAAAACTTCCGAAATAGGCCCCATATGCACCCTGAGGCTGGCCTGCATTGTAGACACGGAAATCTGCACCCCACATGATGGAAGGGCCGAACCCCGCTCCGTAAATCCCGTTGGCACCCCCGTAACCGGCATAGAGGTAGTGTCTGGTACCCCCAATCATGTGACCATAGGGGGCGTAGTCCACAACGTGGCGATTCCCGAAAAAGAAACTGGGGACGTAGTTATCCCCCGATTCGATCTGGTTGTAGTTATCCCAGGTCAGCCCCCCATTCTGGCGGTTGAAATTGTACCGCCCACCCAAGAGGGAACGGTTACCGGAAGCAACCTCCCAGGGGTTGTTCCGCACCACCTGGAAATCTACGGCACCTACCCCACGGGCATCTCCGCCTGCATCCATTTGAATAGCGGCGCCTTGTCCAGTACCATAGCCAGCGGAAGTAGCCGCCAGGACGAGAGGTTTCTGCGTGTTCTCACCGCTCCCGAGGGCGCCCCCACTGGGAGACAAAGTTAGTTCGCCTCCTGAGAGATCAGCGAACCTGAGTACATTACCGACGGAACCTGCTGTTACAGCATCCACCCGGAGCACCCCGCCCCCCAGGTCGGTGGCAGTGTAGCGGTCGAACCTGTTCGCCCCGTCGTTGATTGCAGCTACGATATCCGCCGCAATTGCCGCTACCGTACCAAGGGACCCGTCGAAATCTCCAGCACCGGAAGTTCTTGCTCCGAGAGTACAAGAGAGGGTGGAGGAGTCGAACCCTGAGTCATCGGTGAAATGGATCTTTGCTCCCGCCGTCATCGGGGCGGTATTGACGGTGATGGTGCCGGTGGCGACCACAGCAGATCCCACGGCACCTTGGATTTCATCCCCAACCGTCATCACGACGTTGGTGCCACCAGTGACATTGCCCAAAACCAGGGTGGCTGCGAGGTCTTCTCCGCCACCCCCGCCACCAACCGCGGCATCCAGTTCAGCGATAGCTCCCTGGGCGTTGGTAGCCGTGACGTTCGACAGGCCCGTGGGGTCTACCAAGACGTTGTTGCCGTCGATCCCAGATCCGTTGAAAGTAGCCATCAGTCCTCCAGATCGAGGTCAGGGGTGAGAAGGAGGAAGCCGTTTTCAACGGTTGCACCGGGATGTTCGGCCACAAAAGAATCCCAGGATGCGCGGATGTCGTGTCGGGTACGGCCAGCCGGCAGCCGGTAGTTATCCGTCATCAAACCAAACCATGTTTGGCCGTGAAGTTCGACCAGTTGACGAGACGCTCGATAGAGCAGACTCTTCCCGATACCCTGCCCCCGAAGTTCTTCCGGGACCCAGAGACGCGCCAGTACATATGCAGGGTGACTGTCTGGGATTTCAGCTGTGTCCGCAAGGGCAGACGTACGATCGCTGTCTGCCACGGGTCGCAGCATTACCTGTTCAGCCGGTCGGCCGAGGCCCTTCCAGCGAATGAAACCCCGCTGTGAAGTTTTCCACGACATCAGAAGAGCCTCCCTTCGGTGAGTTGGATTTCAGCGTTCAACCTGGTGTTAGAAGACCCTGAATTTCGGGTGACGACGTAGGAAATCCCGAACCCATCTGTCGTAAGCTGGCCTGAACTGTCTCCCAGAACCATGGTAGTTGTGGTACTGGCAATCGCCACCACGGTCGACCGGCCATCCCGGTTGACCTGGGCCAGGGCGGCAAAGGAGTTGGCCGGGTCGTTGATGGCCGCCGCAATTTCGGCAGCCATCGACAGGGATGCGTCGAATGAAATACTGCCATCAACGGTGGCATCGGTGATGTTTTCGTTGACACCGATAACGGTGTTCCCACCGGAGAAGAAAGAGAAATTCACCGTGTAAGTACCATCGTTTCCAGTGGACCCACTGACCGTGAAACTGGTTCCGGTAGAAAGGTCATCCGTGAAGTCGCCCGCAATCTCGAATTCATCCGAACCAGTGTTCACTACAACAATCGGCTCATTACTCCCCAAACTCCCGTCGAAGTCGTCCGATCCTGGGGTCCGAGTCCCCGCGGTTGCCGTCAAAGCGGTGCCATTGATGCTGAGAGAACCCGTTACCGGGGTTGTGACAACGAGCACTTCGACGGCAGGAAGGGTTTGCAGGGTGTACTGACCGCCGCTGGCTTCATAGATCGCGCTGGGGGTACCGCCCGACAGAATGGTCACGCTGTTCGCGGCAATGCTGGAATCTGCGCGGAGGATGATGTCACTATCCCAGATGGCCCCATCGCCATTAGTGGGGTTGTCTGCTGTGATGCGTCCTTTCAGGGTGTGCAAACTTCCCGACCCCGTTCCTGTGGGGTTCACGTCGATCATCGGATCACCTTCTGTGATTGTCGTGATGAACGTGGGTTCACTGTTGGTCCCAATGGCCACGCCACCGAGGATCACTCCATTGTTAGGGGACCGCCACTGCTGGGAGTCTGCATTGAAGATGAACTGCCCGAACAGTCCAGAACCTCCAGCGGAAGTTCCGGTTGCCTGGAGGGTGGTGCGGGCGGAGGTGCCATCAGGGGCATCGATAGGCAGGCGGTTGTTGTACCCAGTCCCACCATATTCGATTTCCAACCCGGCCATGTTGCTGCTGGTCTCCCCGAAAATGAAACCCCCGCCGCCTTTGTCCAAAATGCCTTCGATGATGCGGCTGGTTTCCCACGTTGGGGGGCTGCCGCCCGAAAAAAGGACCATTTCAGTGAAACTGGCATACACGATGAAAGTGACATCCTGGAAACCCAGGTCCACGAAGAACGAGTTCCCCACAAATACTGCATCAGGATCAGGGTCAATCGCTTCAATGAGGGTTTTCCGGAAACGGAGAGTCCAGAAAACACTACTTCCAGAATGGTCCCAAATCGAGTCGAAATTCGCCAGGATTCGGCTATCCCAGACATCCAGTTGGCCATCACCATTCTCCCCTGCTCCTGCGGTCACGGAACACGAGAGATCGCAGTAGCGAAGCATCCAGTTCTTGAAGCCTGCCCCGCCTGGTTGGTCTGTTGTCGTGACGTACCAAACACCCGAGCAGTTTTCCAGGTAAAGGTTGTCCACTCCGACGGTCACGTTGAGTGTGCCCGACAAGTTGAGGTTGCGAATGGACAGCAAATTGTCTGACGACAAAGTTGTCGGGTTCTGGAGGGCCAATGTGGTTTCACTGGCCCTCGGAGGGTTCATTGCATAGATGTAGACATCGGCCGCAGCGCCCGCGAGGTTCGTGCCATCCCAGGTGTGAGTCTGGTGTTCCGCCAACCGGATGATGATGGGGTTGTCCGAAGCAGTGGTGGCCGCTGCCAGCGCCGCCGCGATGGTCTGGTACTGCCTCTTGGTGGCATCTTCCGCAAGGGTGCCATCCACGAAATACTCGTTCGGGGCGGTGTAAGTGTCATCTCCGCCGCCACCACCAGAACCGATGTTCGCTTTGCCATCGAGATTGGATTCATAGGTCGCCATCACTGACTCCTGAAGATGATCTGGAGATAGACACCCGAAGCGACGAGGTCGGCGTTGTCAGACGCAAGCTGGAATCGCACCCTCGTGCCCGCGGCCAGGTCTAGGTTTGCAGTGGTACCTGTCAGGGTGACGGGTGTGACGGTTGCTGCCGGGAGGTTCGGGGTGGTCATGTCGAACGTCGCAGCAGACAACAGGTTGTTCGTGGCATCGATGTCTTCGTCCGCAAGGGTGTACACACCCGCAGTCGTTGCCCCCGATTCGCAGTAGGCGTTAATCCCCACAATGGTGCAGTTGTAGGGGGCGAAGAACAGCGTGTTGATGGTGTTGTTCGGGAACACCGTGACTTCAAACTGGTGGTCGTCGTCCGGCGCCCCCGTGATGGAGATGGAACCCGTCGTGCCGAACAAGATGCTGAAGTAGATCCCAGAGCCATCGAACCCGAGATCATCGGAAGTGAATTCGGCCGCCCACTCATCCCCCGCAGAGAAAGTGAGGTCGCCCACAGTGCCGGTGAGGGTCAGGGGGGTCACAGCACCCGCGACCAGGGTGTTCATGTCGAAACTGGCCGCCGCGAGCATCGTGTTGCCCGTGGTCACATTCGTGAACGTCGCGGTGTAGTTCCCCATCGTGTTCAAGGAATCCATCCGAACCGAAATGTCGCCCACCACTGCGTCAATGGGGGTCCAGCCTTCGTACCGGAACGTGTTATTCGGGAGGGGCGGCACGTTCTTGTGGATGAAGGGGCTCCCGCCACCACCACCGATGTTCTCCCAGGGTCCACCATCCACCGAGACCTGGAAGGTCGTGGTGGGCTGGTTGTAGCGAAGGCGGCCCGAGCCAGCCGCCGAGACCGGGGCGAGGGGGCTGCTGCCAAATTCAATGATGTCCCCTGCCGAGATGACAGGGTTGGTGCCGCTCGTGGTGTTCCCCACCAGAAGTGTAGTTGCCCAGTCTTCGACAATCGGTCCACCCGCTGTGACCGTGTTGAACACGAGGCTGACATAGACGGCTTCCCCGTCGAACCCAGGATCATCCGATGTCAGTTCCACCGTCCATTCATCGAGGGCGGTGAACTGGAGGTCGGCGGGAACGGCGGTAAGCGGCACCGTTGTAGGCGTTGCCGCTGCCAGCGTGTTCATGTTGAAGCTGGCTGCCGACAGGACCGTGTTGCCGGTAGCTTCGTTGGTGATGGTCAGCGTGTAGTTACCCACCGTGTTGACGGTCGACATCCGCACCCGCACCGCGATCAGTTCTGCGGTGATGGGGGCCCATCCACGGTAGTAGACCGTGTCGTTGGGCACTTCAGGCATGTTGATGTGGTAGTCCTGGACTTTCAACGCGGGGCTACCACCGATGGCGGCAGCAAGCTCGTCGATGGCGTCTTGGACGTTCTCGGAGGTCAGGATCGCGGCGAGCGTGTTGTCGTAGAACAGGCTGTGGTCATGGACCAGGGCTGTTTCGGTGGGGTCTGCGCCCGGAAAGACGGTGTTGCCATACTCGACCGAACCGGTATTCAATGTCGAGGCGCCGATGATCCCTGTAGTGTCGAACGAAATGTCTCCGTCGATGGTGGTCCAGCGGACGGTGACATCCATCCCCCCGGCAAGCACACCGGCGCTCGGGTGGAGCCGCAGTGGATCAGAGACGCCTGCGGTGATGTAGGAACGCTCGATGGTTAGGGACTGGGCTTCCCCACGAAGACCGAGCCCTGAACCTGCCGACCCCGTGATCCGACTTTCCCGGATGCTCGCGGTAGAACTCGTGGACAGACCGGGGTTCAGATCGACGCCGCTCGGGCCGGTGACTTCAGTGCGGAGCAACTGCAACGTGGTGCTTGCTCCGTCCTGGATGATGGCCCACCGGTCTGCGGCATTCCCAGAATCCTGGCTGACAAAGCTGTCTTCCAAGGTCAGGGTGCCACCGTTCAGCTGGATGGCTGGCCCCTGGCTGGCGTCAACCGCAGAAGATTCGACCTGGCATTGATGCAGCCGCAGGGTGCCGGTGCCATTTTTGGTGAGCGTCGCCGTCGAACCCGCCGTGGGGTTGTTCAAGTGCACGTTGGCGATGAGGACCCGGTCAGACGATGCCGAGGTCGTCAGGGTGTGCGTACCCTGGATTTCCACCATGTCAGAAGTCCGCCCGTCGACTACCCCTGGCCACCCAATGACGTGTACAAACTGGGTGAACGTCACGTCTTCGACATACAGCCCCGGGCGGACCGCAATGATCCACTGCGAAGAAGCGCTGGGGGTCAGGGCGAAAGCTGCGTTGATGGCACCCTGGATGGTGTCGAAATCGGCGTAGTTGTCCGTGCCGTCGTTGGCATCGACATACAGGATGCGCCCTGAAGAGACCAGGGGTTTGACGAAGTCTTTGAGCGTGGCCAGGTTCCGGTTCTGGTCGTTTGCCCAGCCCTCAACGTCGATGTCGACAGGAATGGTCCCGGTGGTGTCTCGCCGTTCACCTGCTGCTACGAGCGTCAGTTCACCGAAAGCCGTCAACACACGTAGGGCGACGTACTGCTCGTCCTCGGTTCCCAGACCGGCATCCACCACGAGTCGGATCAGGTAGGTACCTTCCAGATCGGCGGTGAATGATCCTGGTGAGATGGAGGAGGCTGAGCCGGAGAACGTAGCGGCAGACCCTTCGGGGGCGAACGCAATCACCCAGGAATAGGTCGATGCGGCGTCGAGAGACGCAAGGGTGACCACGTCACCGGCGACGAGGTCTGTACGACTGGCCTCATCGATCGGATCGATGCCGTTTCTCAAGCTGCGGATTCGAGCGGCCATCCGGTCTCCACAAAGTTCTAGCGAGCAAGCCTTCTACATCTGGCCAGCTATAGGAGTGTCACCGGAGGGGGGTGGGGTCTCGGGCGGCCCGGTGTAGAAGGGGGTCATGAGTACAGCAGCAGACAGACTGGAAGCGATCCGCTGGGAAGAACTGGGCAACTGCACTCGCTGTCCACTTCATGAATCCCGGACGAAACTGGTGTTCGGGAGTGGCAACCCCGATGCCGACATGATGTTCGTGGGCGAAGGCCCCGGGTTTCACGAGGACAAGGAAGGTTCCCCCTTCGTGGGGAACTCGGGCCAGGTGCTCAGCAAGATGATCGAGCACGCGGGCACCCGTCGGGAGAAGGTGTACATCGCGAACGTGGTGAAATGCCGCCCCCCGAAGAACCGCGACCCTCGGCCGGAAGAGGTGGAGACGTGCTCTCCTTACCTCCGTGCACAGATCGCCGCGGTGCGCCCGAAGGTGTTGGTGGCCCTCGGCCGGTTCGCCGCCAACACCCTTTCGCGTCAGCGCTCGCCTCTCCTGATGGCGACTCTCCGGGAACGTACCTGGGACTACACCGATCCCGATGAAGGTTTGGTGATCCCGGTCATCTCCACCTACCACCCCAGCTATGTGCTCCGCCAGCTTCAGGCTCAGGACCACAAGAGCAGGACAGCCGCCCGCAATCTCTACCAGTCCGTGGTCAGTGACGTGCGGCGTGCCGTGGCCATGTCCCAGCCCCTCGACCTGGACCTGTAGAAAAATCGGTGTACTTCTGAAAGCCCAGTCGTAGTCCAGGTGCAAGGAGGTTCCCCATGGCCCGTACCAACTACTCCCCCCTCTCCACCGACTCCCTGGACGACCTGGCCACCAAGGCGTTCAACTGCGGCCGGGACCTCGACCCCGAGGACGCCCGCGCCAACTGGATCGAGGACTACACGGGGGAGGAGCACAGGCAGCTGGTCGAGTCCTACCACGCCGGCCAGGCCGAGCAGTACGAGAACGAGGACTGGTAGGACCGGTAGGACCGGACCGGCGGTCTCAGTTCACAGTCTCGTCGAATCTGCCGTCCACGAGGGCTCGCAGGAACACCAGTGCTTGAAAGGTGTCCCCTGCCGCCTGGAGGACGGCGTCGTTGATTTCGTGCTGCCACAGCACAGCAGTACGGCCTTCATCGTTGGTGAAGAGGTAGCCGACAACCTCCCCGGTGTCGGTGTTCACCAACTCCTGCATATCCACTTCGAAGTCGTCGAATACGCTCATAGGTAGAACTGGGCCGAAGCGTCTTCGGCGGTCCTTTCTTTCGGTGTTCGTACACCCAACCGGTCGACTACCACCGTGTAAGACTGGCCTGTGACAGATGCGGAGGGCATCCGGGTGGTCACCCGGAGCAGCGAAGGGCTCACCCGTACTTCCGTGGCGGGCCCGACTGCAAGTTCACTGCCGATAGGCCCGCCGTCTGGTCCGAGCAGATCCTGGAGCCGGTACGACCCCGCGTTGGGCCCCTCGGTGAAAGTGAGGATTTCACCCTCTTCGACTGCTGCCCAGTCCTGCGAGCTATCGGTGATCACGTCCCCGGACACCGTAGCGGTCCCACTCAATCCGGTGGGTGAGGTGGTGTAGGCCCTGGCCGTCGCATCATCTCCCATGGGGAAGGTCAGCACGTTGCGGACCCTGTAGCGCCCCTCGTTGACGCCGCTGGTGATCTCCAGGGTAGCACCAGCCTCAACGGACTCAAAGCTCAAGTCGGGGTCACTGAAGAGGAAACGGTCGGACAGCGTGTCCCCCGTCCCTGTGATCTCCTTGGCACCCAGACAGAACTTCCGGAAGTCGTCGTAGTAGTACGACTCCATCTCCCAGGTGAGCCCATCGGTGTCGTCAAACACCTGCCCGAAAGCATCCTTGAACAGGAACCGGAACTCGTACAGCGTGTGTGCTGGCTTGAGCGCTTCCAGGATGAGGATGATGTTTTCTTGGGTCAGGAACGGGTTTTCGGGGAATTCGTTGTTGTTGTCGATGTTGACTTCGAATTCGAACTGCTCATCCAGCCCCCATGCGGAAGCCGGATCCCGTGCGCCCAGGTATTTTTCGATGATGGTGACATCTGCGTTCTCGTCGAGGAGCAGGGCCACACCTTCTTCCATCGCTTCCTTGGTGGCACCTTTGAGTAGAAGCAGAACCATCCGGTGCAGGAATTCACGGTAGGACACGTCCCCGTCAATTGCCGGTGCACCCTCCGCAGCGGATGCGCCAGGAAAAACCAGAGAGCCCACGATTTCCCAGAGGAACTCCGACCGCGTGAAGTCGTAGTCCGAATCAAGGGCGATTTGCTGGGCCGTCAGCTGGATGCGGGCGAGGGCTTCCGCCAACGCCTGGAACTGCAAGGTGTAGAAAGGCCCGTTGACCTGCGACACGTAGTTGTCGGGGAGCACCGAGAGGAACGTTGCCATGATCCGGTCAACCAGTGAACGGAAAGCTTCGTCGAAATCAGTGCCGTGTTGAGGCGCCGTGGACCCGGACCGGATGTTGGGCTCCCGGTACAAAGGTGCCGGGGCCGGGTTCTGGTCCAGGGGGTTCGGGTAGGGGCTTACGGGAGGATTTTCGTCGTTGTCATGCGCCATTAGCCCTGATCCTCATCGAAGGTGAAGTCCAGGTTGCCGAGCACGAGGTATTCTGCATCGCTCGGTTCGATGTTCTTGGCGGCAGTTTCATCCGCCACGATGTAGGTGACTGCGTAGGAGTGGTTGACGGGGCTGTCGTCCGTAGCCGTGCTCACCAGGATGCGGTCACCCGTCCGGTTCGCCCGCTCCGCCACCTTCTCGGCTGCTGTGGTGAAGCCTTCCGCTTCGAGGGTCGTGTCGTCGCTGTACCCGTCGATCACGATCCCGGAGTTGCCGATGATGGCCGCACGTCCGGTGCCCACACCGATGGTGGTCAAGAAGGACCCTTCCTGCAACGTCAAGGTGTAGTCGTCTTCGAAGACACCCCGGAAATCGTTCTCCGGGCCCCCACCATTGGTAGTTGCCGCACTCAGCCGGTCGTCCAGCAGCCAGACAGATACCGTGGGGCTGCTCAAGGCGGACAGAAAGACGGCATCACCCGACTGCGCCGAGACCAGGGCTTCGCGAACGACCTGTGATCCCTGCTGGCGAACCAGCTTGGTCAAAGGGACCACGTGGTAGGACACGCCAGTGGTGCTCTCGATGATGGTGTTGATGTCCGACTGGCGCACCGGATCACCGAGACGCAGGCTGTTGAAGAAGTTCGACAGGTTGGTGTTCAGCGCCTGGTCGACATCGGACTGGACGGTCCCGCGCACGGTGATGACCGAGGCAGCGATGTCCACAGGGACCTCAACCCCGTCTTTCACGAGCACGTCGGCTGTGACGTGTTTCATCGCATCGACTTCTTCCTGAGCCACGTCGACCACGAGGTTCGTTTCGTAGGTGACGGTGAAATTCTCGTCGTGTTCGTAGGAGATCAGGACCGTCTGACCGCTTGAGATGGCGCTGGTGTCCGTCCGCTGGATTGCCAGGGGGGTGGTCTCATCCCCGAAGATGATGGTGTAGTCGGAAGTACCCGAGGGGTCATTCGGTCCCTTGTAGGTGACCGTGCCGTCGAGGTTCGTCACTACGATCGTGAAGACGTTGGCGCCGAGATTGTCCAGGAATTCAGGGAAAAAACCTGTCATCACGTGGCTTTCATCCGTGACGGTGATGAAGTCGCCCGAGGGCACGTCTACCCCATCCACCGTGGTCCCAATGATGGTGACGAAAGACCCGGCCAGGGCAGACCTGCCATTGGCGAGGGGGTCGGATGCCCGGTTCAACTGGAAAGCTGAGCCGGGAAGCGAGCCACTGACAGATCCGGCCACGCTGGTTACCTGGCGCACAGGCTGGCGCGGCAGCACGAACTCGTTGGTGGTCCGACGCCGGTAGTCGCCGAGCACGACATCGGTGAGGTCCACAGCGGGCTGGCTGATGCTGGTGTCGAGCTTGATCGTGTCGAAGCCGGTGATCTCCACGTTGGTCAGGTCGAAGTCCTGACCAGTCGTGGCATTGACGAACCCGAGTTCCGCTGCCGGGAAATCGAGCATTTCCACGAGGGGGCGTTCTTCCGAAAGTTCAGGGTCGACTGCCCGGAACTCCAGATCGCTCGGGTCGGAGATGAGGACGAACTGGATGTCGTTGGCCACGTCGAAGGTGAACGCGAAAGTGTCACTCACTGTGGCTACGTTGTTGCCCTGGATCCAGATGTCCACCTTGCCCAGCTTGTGTCGACCGTCAGACGGGTCGAAGTCACGCTGCATGAGGGGATCACCTGCGGCCACCACGTTTGCCTGGACGATGCCGGGGACCGCAGCCACCGTTTGCAGGTACCCACGCTCGGTGCCGCTGTCGACGGATGCCAGAGCATTCTGTGCCCGTTCGGCCAGCTGCTGGTTCGTTTCGATGGACAGGCCACCGAACATCCGGGACTCGTTGGTGACTGAGATGCCAGGGACAGTGCTGAGGACACGGCGAACCTGCCCGCGTCCCACGTTGCCAGCGGTGCCGGTCTCTTCTGCACGGACAGGAGCCCGGACCAGGTAGCGACCGGTCACAGGATCACGGAAGGAAGCCAGCCGCTCAAATGGGATTTCAACCGCACGAGTTGTGCGGAACCGCACCTGCCCTGCCGACACGATCGTGCCGAGGGGGATGCTGATGGTCCGCTGGGGTTGGGTCGTGGTGAAGAATGTGACTTCGCCGCGAGCGAACTTGCCGGGCTCGCGGAACTTGCCCACGTTGCTCGCCAGCTGTTCGAAAGCACGGTCGATGACCGCCTGCACGTCTGCATCCCTGGTGAGGCCGAACGCTTGCTTCAGAGCCTGCTTATAGCTGTTGGTGCTGACTGCGGACGATTCTCCCGTGCCCGCAGGGTCATCCACCTGGACGAGGCTGGCGAAAGACTGCGCACGGTGCATGAAGTCCACGATGAACCGGATGCGTTCGGCTTCGCTGGAGAACGGGTCGATGACCGTGTCCCGAAGGACAGAGCCCACTTCGACCCGGACTTCTGGACGGGACCGACGCACAGCCTGGATGTAGTCCCGGGTCAGCTGCTGGCGCGTGACAACCGGGAAGTTGCCGACGGCAGCCCTGATTTTCAGGGGGTAACCTACCACTTCCTGGGAGAAGCTGGACTCGAACTCCAACAGCTGCTCGCTGTCGAAGTAGACGGCTTTCACCACGTAATACAGCGGTTCGGTCTGGGCGAGGGCAGCAAACGCACCGATGCTGATGGTGGGCGGGGTGGAGTTCGGGGTGCCGGCCCGAGAGTGCTGGAACGAGAATCGTGTGACATCCTGGACCTCGTCCACCTGGATGGTGGTGTTGATCCGGCGTGCTTCCTGGTTGATCGCCACCGTGGTGGTGAAATCTTCGATGAGCAGGTCATCGTTCTGGTTGACCTGTGATCCAACCACCTTGATGTACTGCGGGTTGGCGGCGGGGGAGCCGTTGACACCCAGGTCCACATCGTAGGTGATGAGTTCGTCCTGGATGGTGTTGGTTTCTTCGAAGACCTCGCCCTCGTCCACGATGCTCAAGTTGATGCGCTGATACCCAGTCGCCCCACCGCCTGCGAACTGCGAAGCGTAGAAGTTGTACCCGGTGATCCGGGTGTCCTCGATCCCACGGACACTGATTTCCACGGATGCATCGAAACGCTCGACCCGGATGTCGGTGGGCACTTCGGCGACCACCCCAAGGTCACCATCGGTGAGCAGCCGCACGTCGACTACAGCCGGGGCGGACACGGCACCAGAAGACGCAACGGAGCGGATCTGGATGTTGTTGTTCCCGGCAACGAGGTCCAACCCGTCAGGGAAAGCAGCAGGGTTGGGAATGACCCATTCGGTTCCTTCAAAACTGATCAGATCAGGGTCGTTGGTGAACCCTCCGCCTCGGATCGAAACTTCCATGTCCACAGTAGCTTCGTCGACTGTGCCGGTGAAGAACCTGGTGGCAACGGTTGTGCTGAACAACGTTTCTTCACGCAGAACGCCGTCGGGGCCTCGTACCATTGGTGCATTGATAGCCATTTATCGCCGTCCTGATGAGAAGAACTGACGAAGTTCGTTCGAGGAAAGCCCCGTCAGGTCGAGTCCGAGGGAGAGTCCATTTGAACCAGCCAGGGCCACCGCACCAGGGACGGTGAAAACGATGGACAGGTTGATGGGATCTCCGGAAGCGTTGGACACAACCACGTCCAACAGGAACGCTGTCGGATCATGGGTGTGTTCGAGCACTTCGATTGAGAGAATCTGGAAAAGTCGTTCCTTGGCTGTGATCTTCTGGAACCTTGCCTGCCCAGCCTGCAACTTCTGCATGTTGATCAAGGCCGTGCGAACGTCCTCGTTCAGTTGGGTGACGATGGCGCCTACAGCTTTGGTGCCAATCCGAGATTTGATGTTCGACCCGTAGAATGGGTGGAACGGATTCGAGCCTTTCCCGGTCAACAGGATTTTCAGCGCAGCCTGGTACAGGAGGTCTTCGTCCTGGATTCGGATGGGTTCCCCGATGAGGTCGAACCGGTAGTCGTTCTCCACGAACGTCCCACGGCACCGGAGGCAACGCTGCACAGGCACGGTGTAGGTGACCTTGAACGAAGCGTTCTGGGCAACCTGCTTGAGGAATCTGGGGTAGAGGTTCCGAATGTCGTCGTCCCGCTTCTCCAGACGCCACGGGGGGAATACTTCCTTGCCCTTGGCACCACTCTGCAACCCGAAGCCGAGCGCTTCTGCGGCGCCTCCAGTGACTTTGATGCGTGAACGGGGGCCCGCCTTGGACAGGTCGGTGAAGATGAGGTACCCCCCAACGTTTTCCACGAAGATGGTTCCCAGTTCCTGGTTCATCTGGGTGACAATCTGGTCCGCGGGCACGCGGAGCCCAATGGGGAGAGTGAACGTCCGAGTTTCTTCAGAGCCTGTGACAGTGACGGTGTTCTCGTCACATCCTGCGATGTTGAAGGGTCCTGCGATGGCACCGGTGATCTGGGCAAAGGAGAGCAATCCCCCCATCGGGAGGTAGAAACTGTTGTTTGCCAGAATGCGCACGGTGTTGGTGGCACCCACCGGAGAGCGGGTGTTCAACGCCCGCCGGTCTGTACCGAGTACGACCGGCTCCTCCTGGATGAGATGCGGACATTCATGTGCAAGCTGGAAATCGGTGCTCAATAGACCCCCAGTGAACCCTCA